GCATCCCTCAAGTTCTATGGTGGTGGTACAAGTGCCGATGTGGTTCTAGGTGGTGGTGTAGGCTCACAAGCTACAGCTAACACAATGTTCTTCTTGAATACTGATTACATTTTCTTACGCCCACATAAAGAACGCAATTTCGTTCCTATCGGTGGCGAAAGACAAGCTATCAACCAAGATGCGATTGTTAAGTTGTATGGCTGGGCTGGTAATCTCACTTGTTCTAACCAATTTTTACAGGGCAAGTTAATTGCCTAAGAAAGGAAATAAATCATGGCTTATTCAGTAACCCCTACCGCAGGGATTGATTTAACCAACATCTCTAACTACAACGAATCTAGTGATGGAACTGACATTCCAACACAAGGCCCGTTAGGTTTGCAAGTGTTTGGTTCAGATGGTTTGCGTTATGTATTTGCAAAAGCTGGTGCAGCTATCACAGCAACACTAACAACTTGCACAGTAAACGCATCAACTTTCGTGGCTACAGCAAGTGGTGGAACTTATACAAGTCCAGCAACTGCAATGGCATCAGGTGACTATGGCTGGTTCAGCAAAGCATCTGTGTAAGTAAGTCGAAGGGTTGTCAGAGATGGCAACCTTTCTTTTTTTTAAAAACCTAAATACTTGGGAGTTTTAAATGATTGATTCAGATATTCACAACGCAGATTCACGATTAGCAGTAAAGTTTGAAAAGCGAGAAGTACAAAACGCTGATAGGACATTAGAAGAAGGTAGACCAATCTTTGAAGAAAAGGTCTTTATTAAGATAGTAGTGCCAGGCGATTCTCTATCAGAGATTGATCGTCAAGTGTACGAATCAGATAAAAATAGGTTTCCAATACAATGGGCTAATTTTATGAATCGCATAGGCGATGATGCAAGTTACTCAGGGACTTCATTAAAAGAATGGCCTTTGATTACTTCAACACAAGCTGAAGAATTGCGAGGAATTAAGTTTCACACAGTCGAGTCTATTGCAATGGCAACTGATCAAAGCATTCAAAAGCTAGGTATGTTGGCAGGAATGTCACCACATACATTCAGAGACAAAGCTAAGGCTTTTCTTAAAATGGCTAAAGAGGGTGCAGATGTAGCACAAAGAGAAGAAGAAATTAACAAACTTAAAGAAGAAAATGCTAAAATAAGAGAAGAAACAAATGCAAAGATGTTGGAAATGCAAACTAAGTTTGAATCCCAAATGACATCTCTACTTGCAGCCGTTGGTCAAAAAAGAGGTAGGAAACCAAAAGTAGAGGAATAATATGTCATCGACAATGCTCGAACTCATGCAACAAACATCTAGTGAACTAGGTTTACTTGCACCAACTTATGTCGCAGGCAATACTCAGCAAGATGTAATTCAGTTGTTAGCTTTGATGAATCGTGCTGGTTATAACCTGATTAAAGAATACGATTGGCGAGCATTGCAAAAGGAATATCGTTTCTACACGCAAGCAATTAGTACAACTGGCGATGGTGTAAATGGCTCTTACAATCTGTTAAATGTAGCAAATACAACAGGTTTAAGCAGTAAATGGCAAGTAACTGGCACAGGAATACCACAAGATTGTTATGTGGTTTCTGTTGCTGGTTCTACTGTCACTCTTAATCAACCACTACAAGCGACTAATATAGGCATCGACTTATCATTTGGTCAAACTGCATACGATTTACCTTCTGATTACGAGACTATTACAGATAGAACTCAATGGGACAAGACACGCCATTGGGAACTTTTAGGCCCAGAAGATGCACAGCAATGGCAATGGCTCAAGTCGGGTTATATTTCAACAGGGCCACGCATTAGATGGCGAATCTATGGCGAATACTTTAATGTATGGCCAATAATGAACACACAGGAGTATTTAGGATATGAATACAGATCAAAAGGGTGGGCTGAAAGTTCAACTGGAACTGTTAAAAACAGCTTTACTGCTGATACTGACACGACTTTCCTTGACGATACAATCATGGTTCTTGCTACTAAACTCAAGTTTTTCCAAATTAAAGGCTTTGATACTACAAGCCTACAACAAGATTACGAAAGGTATTTGAGTGTAGCTAAAGCAAACGATAAGGGTAGTGCTACATTGAGTTTTGCACCTTATCCATCAAAAGTCCTTATTGGGTATGCAAATATTCCTGATACAGGGTATGGCTCATGATTCCACAACAAAGGAAAGCAACGACAGCCTCTATTCCATCACCTATTGGGGGTTGGAACGCAAGAGATTCATTAGCAAACATGAGTCCTACTGATGCTGTAACAATGAATAATTGGTTTCCTACACCTACAGACATTACTTTTAGGAAAGGATATAGCAAGTATTCAATAGGTATTACAGGTCAAGTAAATACTTTAATGAATTATTCTAGTCCTACAGGTAATAAACTGTTTGCAGTAGGTACTTCAGTTATTTATGATGCCTCAACCAGTACAGCAACAAGCGTGTTTACAGGATTGACAAATAATAGGTTTCAATTTGTATCTTTAACTAACTCTGGTGGTAGTTTTCTAGTAGCGTGTAATGGTGCAGACCCAGTTTTAGTTTATAACGGAACATTTTGGTCTTATGTAGCAACAACATCGACTGCACAGACTATTTTAACGATTACAAAGAGTGGAACTACAGCTACGCTTACGACTGCATCTGCTCATGGGTTAGTTACAAATAATCAAGTAACAATTACAGGTGCATTAAGTAGTGAATATAACGGAAACTTTAGAATTACAGTAACAGGTGCAACAACATTTACTTACACAATGCTAACTACTCCTGCACTTGATGCAAGTGTAGTAGGAACATATACAGTTTTAGGGATTACAGGAGTAAATTCAAATACATTTATTGGAGTTAATCTCTTTAAAAACAGATTGTATTTTACGCAAAAAAATACATTAAATTGTTGGTATATGCCTGTTCAAAGTATTGGTGGAGTTGCTAGTCAGTTAGATTTTGGTGGAATAGCACGAAATGGTGGCTATTTACAAGCAATGGCAACATGGACTTTAGATGCAGGCGAAGGTGCAGATGATTACGCTGTATTTGTTACAAGTAATGGTGAAACAATCGTTTATTTAGGTACTGATCCTAGTAGTGCATTGACTTGGGCATTGAAAGGAGTCTGGCAATTAGGTCAAACATTCACCAGAAGATGCTTTTTTAAATGGGGTGGTGATGTTCTCTTATTAACTCAAGATGGACTTGTGCCTCTTGCTAGTGCTTTACAGTCCTCACGACTTGACCCTAGAGTTAATCTTACAGATAAGATATATTTTGCTGTAAGTCAAGCAGCAAGCCAATTTTATAGCTTACCTAATTGGCAGATTTCATATTACGCTGGTGAGAATATGTTGATATTAAATATTCCTACTTTTACAGGTATGGAACAATATGTCATGCACACAATTACTAAGTCATGGGGAAGATTTACAGGCATCGAGGCTTATACCTTTCAAATGAGTAATCAAGAGATGTATTTTGGTGGTGATGGTTATGTTGGTAAGTTTTGGGATACAAACGCTGACAATGGTAACAACATAACAGGTCAAGTTCAGCAAGCATACAGTTATTTCGACACTAGAGGGCAACAAAAAAGATTCACAATGGTAAGACCTATGCTATTGACAGATAATGGCGTACCAAGCGTTCTATGCAATGTATCAACAGACTTTCAAGAACAGAATAATTTAGGTGCTGTGCAATTTAGTCCTAGTCCATTAAATTTAGGCAAATGGGACACAAGTCTGTGGGATCAAGCAATTTGGGGTGGTAATTTAACACTTAATAAAGATTGGCAAGGAGTAACAGGAATAGGTTACTGTGCAGGGTTAAATTTAAGTATTGCAAGTCAAGGAATAGAAGTGCATTGGACATCTACCGATTTCGTAATGGAAGCTGGTGGAGTTATATAGTTTTTGAAGAAAATCGAGTATAATCGTTAAAACCGATAACTTGGTTTCTTTTAACAGGAGAAAGTTATGGGTTTATTTGATCAAAGTCAAGGTTTAATGAGGTTAGGACAACAACCTCTCAATTTAAGTGGTGGTAGCAATTTTATGCCTGATGCACTTGGATCGGCATACGAACCTACAAGACAACCTCAGTCTAATATTCCAAATTTTAATTCTGCATATTATCAGTCACCACAGTATCGAAATTATCAAAATAATCTAAATACTACAGCAGCAACTGATGATTATCGTATGATGCCCTTTGGTGGTTTTGGTTCAAGCAATATAGCTAATTTACAAAATCAATCGTATGATGATTTTTTAAAGAATCCTAGTATGGGACAACAACCTCAAGGACAACCTGTGAATACTCAATCTGTGCAACCTAATTTCATGGGTCAAGCACCATTTGGACAACCACAATCAGGGCAATTTAATTCTTCTAATCCTTTTGTACAAGCTGCACAAGCGAATGCTCAAGGTAATTTAGCTGGTGCATTACAAGCAACTGCTGCTAATCGTGTTAATCAACAGACTCCTTTTGGTGGATTACAGTATCAACAAACAGGTACAGATGCACAAGGAAATCCAATATGGAGTGCAAATCAAACTATTGCACAACCTTATCAAAACGCAATAAATAGCTTATCAGGTCAAATACAGCAAAACTTTGCACAACCTTTTGATGTAAGTCAATATCAAAATCAAATGGTAGGACAAGGGCCACAGTTTCAAGGAGTAGGACAAGCACCTAATTTGCAAACATCTGTGCAAGGTACAGGTATGGAAGGTTGGGATAAGGCAACTGGTTTATTGATGAGTCGTTTAAATCCACAGATTCAACAACAGAATGAAGCTAGTGATGCACAGTTAGCTAATCAAGGAATAATGCCAGGCTCTGAGGCTTATAAACGAGCAAAATCACAGATAGCACAACAACAAAATGACTTATTGAATCAAGCACAGTTAGCTGGTTCACAGATTCAAAACACTATGTTTAATCAGAATTTAGCTGCAGGTAATTTTGGCAATACAGCATTAGGACAACAAAACACCATGAATTTGGGTAATACTGCATTTAATAACGCACTAGGACAGCAAGGATTTGCTAATCAGTTAGCAGGAACTGCAGCGAATAATGCAGCAAGACAAGCTAATTTTGGACAAGGACTAACTCAATATCAGTTACCAACTTCATCTTTAGGTTCATTAAGAGCAGCCACAACACCAGGCTATGTTAATCCTTATAACCAAGCAGCCGTAGCAGGGCCTGACTATTTAAGTGCTTATACAAGTCAAAACGCTACAGATATTGCAAGAGCAAACGCTGAAGCAGCCCAAAAGCAAGCTACATTAAGTGGTTTAACAGGATTAGGTGCAAGTGCAATTTTAGGTGGAACAGGGCCAAATAGTGCATTAGGTGGGTTATTGAATTTAGGCTCACAAGGTTTAACTGGATTAACTAATTCTAGTTTATGGGCTGATTTATTTAGAGGGACTCCCTCAGTTAATCCTGATGCTTTATTTGATGTTGGTGGCATTAGTAATGTTCAGCCAGATTGGTGGCAGACTATGAGTTACGATTAATATGACACTAGACGAATTCATGCAACAAAAAGCCTTAGAAAGAGGCTATGAAAAAACACCTTTGCGTAAAGTTTACAATACTCCTGAAGGGTCAGAAGAAGTTGATCCAAGTAGAAATGAAGATTATTTAACAACTATTAATCCAGCTTGGGCTAAACGAGTACTGGATGAAGGTGATGGTTATAGTAATAGCGTTTTACAAAATATTGAACAAGAATTAAAAAATGAGTATTATGCAGATCCAAGTAATTTTGTAGAAACAAGAGCAACCCCTTATAACCAAGGAGTAAATACTTTTGACGAAGGTAATCCAGACCAAAAAAGAATATTAGACCAAATTAATAGTGGTCAATTAAAAATAGTACCTGTTAGTTACGAAGTTACAGCCAATACAGATAGTGGTCCTGAGTTAAGAACTGGATACGAATTAAAAGATGCTAAAACTGGTCAAACAATACAGCAACAAGTTATTCCTATTGATCCAAGTAAAGGTATTTTTAATGTAGTTGCAGATGATAAAAATTCAAGTGGATTTTTTAATAACTATGTATCTACAGACCCAAGTGGATTTGTTAATCCAGTCGTAAGTCGTGAACAATCACAATATGCGAGTCGTAAGAATAGTAGTGCAGATTTTTATAGAAATAGTTTATTAGCATCTTTATCAATGACAGGTCTTGCTTTCCCTGGTCTTGGTGAGGCATTAGGTGCTGCAACTGGACTTGGAACTGTCGGTGGTAATGTTGCATTAAATACAGGAATAAACGCTATAAAACAAGGGATAAGTGGTCAGTTTAACCCTTTAGGATTAGCAACAAGTGCAGCGTTATCTTATGGTATGCAAGGTGGATTTGAAGGTGCAGACCCATTAACAGCAGATGACTTGTATACAGGTCAAGCAATGCAAAACTTGTCTAATCAAGCTGCAGTTAATATGGATATGGATTGGCAAGTACCTCCAGAGTATGAAACAGAACCACAAACAGGGTTAGACTTTGGACAACCTAATGATATTGCTGGTGCTCAAGAATTAGCTAGACAAAGACAGTTCGAAGATGCTATTAGTCAAACTCAAGATGTAGAAGATTACGAAAGAGGTGCAACAAGTGGTGAAGTTCCAAAAGGAACAGGGCCATTAGGTAATGTTTATGAACCTAATCCTACCATGTCATTAGCTAATTTATTAAAGATGACTACAAGTGCAATACCTAAAGCGACAGTATCTAAATTACCAAGTGCAATAAATACTGGATTAAATACTGCACAGAATATGCAACAACAGTCTAATTTAGCAAATATGTTAAGAGGTACACAGATGGCTCAGACAGCATTACCATCTATTTATAAACAACAGAATCCATTTAACTTTGGACAACAGAATCAACCTGTGCAAGATACAAATGCACTAGTAAAATTATTGAGGACAGCATAATGGCACAATCTCCCTATCTTGATCAAAATGCACCTGAGATATTGGCTCTTGAAAGACAGAAGAAACTTGCAGATTTATTGCAATCGAGAGCTTTAGAACAACCACAAGGACAAATGGTAAGTGGTCGTTATGTTGCACCTAGCATAATACAACAGTTAGCACCTTTAGCTAATGCTTATATGGGTAGACAAGCAGGGGAAGATGTTGAAAGTAGACAATCTAAGTTGGCTAATTTGATTCGTGGACAAAATGTAACTGAAACTAAAGACATTTTAGAAACAATGTATGGCAAACAAGGTCAAGCAGTACCTATGACTGCACCAAGTACAGATGCAGATGCTCAACCTAGTGGATTTTACGGAGATAAACCAAGTGTAGAAATGCAAGGTGCAGTAGCACCAGACAAGATGAGTGCCTTATTGAAGTCTTTAAACGCACAAAGCACAGGTGGACAGTCATTAGCACCTACTATTCTTGCTCAATTAAATGCAAAACCAGCATTTCATACTGTAGCACCAGGTGCATCGTTACTTCAAGAAACTCCAACAGGTGTTAAACCAGTTTTTACAGCACCAAAAGAAACTGAGCAACCTCCTGAAATTAAATTAGCTTTAGCATTAGATCGTACTTTGCCAAGAGACCCAAATACATGGACTCAAAAAGATGCAGATCAAGCAAAAGAATCAGTATTAACATATATTCGTGAAAAAAGACCTCTAAATATAAATACAAATGTAAATACAGGTGAAAAAGAATATGAAAAGGTATTTGGTAATGTTGTAGCTACGCAAGATGCAGCGTTAAAAGCATCTGCTGAAAATGCACCAAGTGTATTAGAAAGTATTAAACGACAACAAGACCTTTTGGCTAAAGGTGATGTTATAACTGGTTTTGGTGCAAATCAGCGTTTAGATTTGGCTAGATTAGGTAAACAATTAGGATTTACTGATAAAAATGTAGTAGCAGATACTCAACAATTCTATGCAGGTCGTGCAGGCTCTACTCTTGATTCTATTAAATCTTCTGGTTTAGGTGCTGGTAATGGATTTACTAATTCTGATAGAGATTTCTTAGAAAAAGCTAAATTAGGTGGAATTACTTATGATGCTGAATCTTTAAGAAGGCAGTTAAAAATTGAAGAAAATGTCAATAAAGCTATTGTTGGTAGATATAATCAGCGTGTACAAGAAATGCCTATTGCAGGTAAGTTAAATTTAAGACCTATTGAACTTCCACCAAGTTCTAGTGTAATGACAGAAGCTGATGAAATTATTAATAGAAGGAAAAAGCCATAATGGGTACAACACAAGATTACGCACAATGGATTGTACAAAACAAAGACTTGCAAGGCACTCCTGACTTTGAAAAGGTAGTAAAAGCCTACGAACAATCAAAGTTAGAATCTCAATTTGAAGATGCTCGGTATAAATCAGTATTGGATAAAGAAGATCGTAGCCCATTAAAGGTTATGGGTCAGGGTGCGTTAAGAGGTGTTACAGGACTAGCAGATTTAGCCGTTAGTGCTATGCCATATCAGCAATTACAAAGAGGTGTAGAGGCTCTTAAAACAAGAGATATATCAAAGTTATTGCCTGAACCTCAAGTCACTAATTTAGCTAAACAACAAGGACTTATTGTTCCTCAAAATGAGCCAAATACACCATTATTAAAAGGATTAAGTTTTGCTAGTGAAATGGGTGCAAGTGGTGGTATTAATCCACGCAATTTAGCAAAAGCTGCTTTACCTGAGTTGGGTAGATTTGGTGCAATGACATTAGGTGGCACAACTGCACAACAATTAACAGAAGGTGCAGGGTTTAATCCATTAGCCCAAGCTGGTGCGACTATGATTGGTCAAGGAGTGCCTGGAATATTAACATCTTTAAGGTCAAATGTAGGTGATATAGCTAGAGAATCTTTAAAAGGTGTTACTCCTGAACAAATAAAATTGTCAAAACTATTAATGCAAAGAGCAGAAAACATGGGTACACCATTGACTTCTGCAGAGGCATTAGCACAAGTAACAGGTACAAATAAGCTAACAAATGTACAAAGAATAGTAGAGAACACAGGTAGTGGTGTTCAAAGAATGGCTGATTTTATGGGCAAAAGACCTGAAGGCAATGTAACAGTCTTAGGTCAGCAAATGCAAAATATTAGTCCTACTGTAAGTGGTGCATTAATGCCTAAAGAAATGGCTCAAACAGCACAAGATTTTATAGCTAGATCAGAAAAAGGTCTAACAGGTGGAGTAGAACCTTATTACAGAAATGCTATAGGGGAAATGAAAAATATAGGGATTAATAAACCATTGCCTATATTACCCACAGAAGTTAAGCAATTATCTAAAAACCCTGCTATTGATGATGCAATTAATCATGTCATTACAGATAAATACTCAGGTGCAACTGGACTTACTCCTAATCAACCTGACACATTAATATCTGCTAAAAAGTATTTAGATGCTCAGTATTCTAAGTTTAGCAATAAGATGACTGAATCTTATGACAAAGGTAAAGCAGCTAATGCTTATGCAGCATCAAGACAATTAGATAATTATTTAACTAGCAAGTCACCATCTTATGCAAAAGGTAGTGAAATATACGAAAAAGCCCAACAGAATGTAATTCAACCTAGAAAAGAAGGAATGTTAGGGCAATTAGCTGAAACAGGTGGTACTACTGAGGCACAAATGGCACAACAATCTAATTTGTTAATGCCACAAGCACCAAGAGCAACCTCACCTGACGAGATTAAATCAGTAGTTAAGCTATTGCGTAGACAAGACCCGACTGTTGTTCCTAGTTGGACAAGACAGAATTTAGAGGGTATTTTTGCTGAAACTGCACAGAAATTACAATCAGGGCCAAATCAATTTGGTGGTGCTAATTTTGCTAAAACTATTGTAGGTAATGACTTGCAAAAACAGAACTTAAAAACATTAATATCTGAAGGTGCAAGCCCACAAGCATGGCAAGGTTTTGAAACTATGCTTGATGTATTTCAAGCACAAGGTAAACGACAAGGTGCAGGCTCTCAAACAGCTTATAACCAAGAATTACAGCAACAACTGCGTGGTCAAGGTCTAGGTAAAGCAGCATTAACTCCTACAAAACCATCTAATATTGTCAATTTTTACGAAAAAGTCAAATATGGACAAAATACTGACTTATTAGCTAAACTATTGACTGATAAACAAGGCATTACTAAGTTAGAGGAATTGGCAAAAACTAAGCCAAATTCAGCTAAAGCACAAGTTTTAACTAATTCTTTACTTGGTGGATATTCATCATTGAAAGAACCTATAGAGGAGAATAAATAATGTCACGCAATGGATCGGGTACATATTCGTTACCAGCAGGCAATCCTGTAGTAACAGGTACTACAATATCAAGTACATGGGCAAATACAACATTAAACGATATTGCAAGTGCATTAACAGGATCAGTAGCAAGTGATGGTCAAACACCAATGACAGGAAACCTTGCAATGGGTGGAAATAACATAACAAATGCAGGAACTATAACAGCCGTAACAGGCATTTTTGGAGGATCATTCTAATGGCTCAAGCAAATTACACGCCTATCAGCTTGTATTATTCTACGACTGCAAGTGCAGTTCCTACTGCAGCTAATCTTGTCCCTGGCGAACTTGCTATAAACACAAACGATGGAAAACTTTACTACGAAGATTCATCAGGAGTAGTTCGAGTATTAGCAAGTAAATCTACAGGCTCAATAGGTGGTTCTACAACACAAGTGCAGTTTAATAGTAGTGGTTCATTAGCTGGTAGTGCTAATTTTGTATTTGATGGAACTAATGTAGGTATAGGTACTAGTAGTCCTGCTTTTAAAACTGAAATAGTTGGTGGTGCAACTACAACTGAAACTACTTTGTTTCAGATTAGGTCAGATGGTGGTGGAATTGGTACAGGTAGCACTATTGCGTTTGCCAATTCTACAAATACAACAGCAGGTTCTGGTCGTGTAGAGATAGCAGGAATTAGAGATACTTCTAGTGGAAGTTCGTTTGTAATTAGAACTGCTGATAGTGGTGGAACAATTCAAAATCGTGTAAAGATAGACTCTAGTGGTAATTTATTAGTGGGTACTACAAGTGGTGGAAATAGTACAGTTGTAAAAAGTGTTACTGAAAATGCAGGAGAAGGCGTTTTTACAATATCTAGTCAGACTGGATTTAATGTAATAGTTTTGGGGACAACTGGAACAGGCTATAGCGTTGCTAATACAACTATGTTTGTTAAAAAAGACACGGGTACAAATCGGTCAATAAATGCTGCTGGAACTATAAACGCATCAGGTGCTGACTATGCTGAATACATGACAAAAGCAAGAAACTTTACTATTGCTAAAGGTGATGTAGTTGGTATTAATGCACAAGGTAAATTAACTAATGTATTTTCTGAAGCAATATCCTTTGTTGTTAAATCAACAAACCCATCTTATGTTGGTGGTGATTCATGGGGTTCTGAAGATGTTATTGGAAAAAGACCAGATGTTGATGCACCTCAATCAGAAAAGGATAGTTTTAAATTGGCATTAGAAAATGCTCGTCAAACTGTTGATAGAATTGCTTTCTGTGGACAAGTACCTGTCAATGTTATTAGTGCAACAGTAGGACAATATATTATTCCTTTTAATGACAATGGTGCAATTAAAGGAGTTGCTATTAATGAAGATGATTTAACAATGTCTCAATATATTAAATCGGTTGGTAAGGTCATCAAAGTAGTTGATGGAAAACCAACAATTATTGTAAAAGTAGCTTAAAGGAGAAATAAATGGTAATAACATGGTCAGTAGCAAACTTAGATAGAAATACAAGTGATGGTTTTGTCAATACAGTCCATTGGCGAGTAAACGCTGTAGATGGTGATAAGAGCGTATATTCTTACGGAACAGTAGGATATACACAAGAAGAAGGAAAAACGCTTGTACCTTACGATACATTGACTGAAACAGCAGTTATAGCATGGGTGCAAGAAAGTTTAAACAAAGCTACAGTAGAGGCATCATTAGCACAACAGATTGAGGCATTAAAAAATCCTGTTACTGCTAGTGGTACACCTTGGTAAGATTTTTAACTAAAAGGAGTATTAAATGAGTGAACACACGAAAAAAACTCAAATAACGATTGATGATGTATCTTACAATTTTGAAGATTTAACACCTGAACAACAGAAATTATTTAGACATTGCGTGAGTTTAGATTCAAAAATAAACTCTGCAAGCGATAATCTTGAGCAATTAATGGGTGGTAAAGAGCATTTTATTAAGAAATTGAAGGATTCTTTAGAAAGTTAAGTATGGATATGGGTGCAGAGAACGATAAACGAATATCAGTACATGAGGCAATATGTGCTGAGAGATACCAACGCATAGAGGAATCGTTTGAAAGAGGTTCTAAGCGTATGGCTCGCATTGAATATATGCTCTATGCAATCATGTTATTTACTTTCTTTGGTAAAGACACTTTTATGGAGTTATTACAAGCTGTAGTAATAAAATAATGGATACAATAGACATACTAGCAAAGATATGGCCTCTATTAGTAGGCTTTGTAACGCTTGTTATTGTGCTTGCTAAAATGGATAATAAAGTATCTGTTCTTGAAGAAAAAGTTAAGACTTTGTTTGAACTTTGGAATAAGAAATGAATATTCAAGACATTCTAAAAGCAGTATTACCTATTGTTGTAGCTTGTTTAGCATGGTTATTAGGTCAAGTATCAGACTTTTCTACTAGACTAACAAAGATTGAAGGTCAAATGCCAGCTTTAATTACTAAAGAAAATG